TAACGTTGAACGTCTAAAGAATTACCAAAACCGTAATGCGGCAACCATTGAAGCCCTGTACCGTGCTGTGCTGCAAGACCGTGCAAGGAGGGAAGCAGACCATGAAGAAACTGCCTGATTTGGATGCTCCACCAAGACACGGGCGCAGAAGACCGAAAAAGCGGATTATAAAGACTTGACAAACAAGTATTTTTGTGAAACTGCTGAAATACAACTGCAAGTTGTGTAAAATACAATCAGCGGTTTACGAATCGCTTACACAGTCATAAATAACGGCTCCGTTAAGAACACTAAGTAATGTGTTGTCCAAATTTGCATCATTAAGAACATTGGTCATAATAACGGCATCGTCTAACCCATTTTGTTTTGCCTGTTCTACAAGCTGTTTGTTTAATTCAACAAAGGGGTCAACAACGTTGGATTCCCATTCTTGCTTTGCGTTTTCATCACCAGAGGACGCAAGCGCTGCCCCCATTGCAAGGTTGTCACCCCACACAGAAAGGGTTATGCCGCTATCATCATATTCAACTTTGTATTTATCCTCTGCGTAAGACTGAGAAGCAGCATACTCAACAATTGCGGCAAAAAACTTCATGTCGCTGTTATCGGTGCTATCGCTGCTTTCCTGTAATGGCTCTTCGGTAGGCTCTGGCGTTGCGGTGATTTCCGGCGTAGGCTCTGGGGTAGCGGTTGCTTCTGGCGTTGCTGTTGGCGCAGGCTCTTCAGTTTTTTGGCTTGTTGTATTGGGTGCGGCCATTACAGCGGCTACAAAGAAAACTACAGGGATAATAATGTTTAATGGCTTTTTTAAGTGCTGCTGAATTGCTTCGACAGGCGCGACGGTGATTGCCGCGCCAAGAAGTAAAACAACGGAAATTGGGCTGCCGCATACAGGAACAAACAAAATGCACAAAACAGCAATTACCCATCGTACGATTTGCTTTTTAGACATAATAGAACCACCTTTACATTTTTTGGGAGGAATCAGCAATGACGGACACAGAAAAGCTTATTGAAATCGTTTCAACCTTTACGCCTGACCAGATGACCGATTTTGTAACTGCTGCGCAAGATTTAATAGAGCGCTTGCAAGCTGAGGGTTCTCTTGGCAAAGAAAAATAATTTTTTGTACATCTTGCGGCAAACCAGATATTAGCCCATCGCCTTGTGCGGTGGGCTTTTTTTCGTTTTCGGTATCCCCGCGCAAGTCGTCAACGGTGACTCCTAGCAAACTGGCAACATCGGCTAGCATATGCTCTGGCAAATCGCGCCCGTTTGCTAGCATTTCAGACAAATAGCCACGACTTTTTCCAAGCTCTGTACTAATATGCGTGAAGGCAATTCCTTTTTTCTTTGCTATTTCCTTGGCTTTTTCAACGTATCGCACACAAATCACACCGTTTCTTTGTGCATATTGCCAATTCGCTAGAAAATGCTAGAAAACTATTTACATCTAGCATAAATGCTAGTATAATAGATAGCATAGAGGGCAACAAAGAACCAAGCCCCCTAAAATTCAGCGGACTAGCTAAAAATATGCTGTTATAAATCTCGCAAGTTCATAGTAGCATATTTTCTAGCAATAGTCAACTAGAAAGGAGCTTTTGCTAGGTGAATATTTCGAAAATTGATGCGCTGTGCCGAAAAAACAATATTTCACGCACAATCCTTGAGGAACGCGCCGGAATCTCAAACGGCGCACTTGGCAAGTGGGAGAAATCGCCTTACGGCCCCAGCATCACGACGCTAAAGAAAGTGGCTGACTATTTCGGCGTGCCGATTGATTACTTGCTAGCCGATAACTAGAAAGAAAGGAATAACCGATGCTTATCTACATTTTTCTTTATATGATTGGTCAGCAGCTCAATATGGGTACTACCTACTGGGTTCTGTTCTGGGTCTGCCTGACCGCCCGCATTGTCATTACTTTTGCAAAGTTCATGATGAACCGCGGAGTAAACAAGTTGGCTGATGAAATCATCGATTCTTGGAAGAGGTGAATAAAATATGCGAATTGACCGAATCAAACTAATTGCCGAAATGGCGCGGCAAGACTTGACTGTAAAAGCCCTTTCAGAAAAGGCTTGCGTATCTCGCATGACGGTTTCAGCTATGAGGTGCGGAAAAAGTGTCAACGACAACAGCGCTCGGTACGTTGCCCGCGCTCTGGGCGTGGACGTGGCAGACCTACTTGAAAGCGGCAAATAAGCCGAGAAAGGAATTTTATGTCAAACGAGAAACTTACTCTTGACGTCCAGGAGCTTGCAAAGGCTTTAGGGATTTGCAAACCTCGCGCCTATGAATTGATAAAGCAAAAAGACTTCCCGTCAATCCAGATCTCCGAGCGCCGCTTCATCGTTCCCCGTGCCGCGCTGGATAAGTGGCTGCTGGAACAGGCGAACCACGACAGTGGAAGCGTCTGTAAGTGAACTGATCGCAGAAAGAAAGGAGTAACCACCATGACAAACCTTGCTTTTACGGCTCTTATCAAAAGCAAGGGCTACAACAAACAACGCCTTGCAGATGTCTGCGGCTTGTCTAAAACGCAGATGTCAAACCGCATTAACGGCGCCAATGATTGGCGCTGGCCAGAGGTTGGAAAAGCATGCGCCGCACTGGGCATCACGCTTGACGAATTTGCAACGTATTACCCGGTGGCGGATGTGCGCAAATCTTCTGCCGCTATGCCTACCCGTGAAGAGCACATCGACAACGTGCTTGCAGAACTCCGTGCAATCCTTGTTTAGCTATGGATTTGCTCGGCGTTGCGTGGCAGCGGCATGGCAACGATAAGCAGGGGCCAAGCGCAGCTGCGCGTCGTTTCGCAGAGGCTATGCGCCTCCCCGCGGCGCGGCGTTACGCAAACCGTCGCATCGGCATAGATGTGCAAGGCAATGATAAGGAATTGCTATGCATTGCAATGGAAGTACATAGCACAGCAAAGGCATAGCTCGGAATAGCTGCGCAAGGCAGAGGCAGGGTGCTGCAATTCGACGCGAAGGCATTGCATTGCGACGCGACGGCATGGAATGGCACGACGTTGCTTGGCATAGGCATAGCATTGCATTGCGACGCAAAGGCGCCGAAAAGCAACCGATTTTATTTAAAAAGGAGACAACCACCATGAAAGTAAAAATCACCCTTTTGGAAGAAGTTCTCGGTTCTTCCCCAAGTAATGAAGAACTTCTCGCAACTTACATTGCCAGTAAGGCACCTACCAGCGACCTCACCACCGAAGAAGTGGACAATATCAAGGCCCAGAACGCCGAAGACCGCATTACGGTATTCCCCAAAACCGCTGACGGCACACCGTTCCTGTACGACTATCAGGTAAAAGGCATGTTCAAGGACAGCTGCAAAATGCTTGCCAAATCTGGCAAGGCTGGCTATGCAGGCGGCAAGGCTTGCGCATCCATCAAGGCGTACAAGCAGGCTATTGATGGACTCATCTTCGTAACCCCGCGCGAGATTCCCTACGACCTGCACGGCATGAAGGTTGATTTTTGCGAGCGCCCCCTGCGGGCGCAAACTCCGATGGGCGAACGCGTCAGCATCGCAAAGTCGGAGAGCGTTCCCGCAGGTGCAACAGCAGAATTTGAAATCGAATGTCTCGACCCTAAGCTTGAAGACATGGTTCGTGAGTGCCTCGACTACGGCGCAAAGCGCGGTCTTGGGCAGTGGAGAAACAGCGGCAAGGGCCGCTTTGAATGGGAGGAAATCAAAGAATGATGACCAAAACAAAAACGCCGCCCCGGTGCACCACCACCGAAACGGCAAAAAAACAGAGCATCGCAAAAAGCTCTAACTGTATTCTATCACTTCCCCGTGCCGCCGTCAAGCTGGCAATCACCGCAGATTTGGTGCTGCTGCTGGCTGCGCTCGGTTCTCTCAACATCCCCACCACCATCGCCGCCCTGCTGGCGCTGAATCTGCTGTGCGGACTGTATTTTAAGGAGGCATCCCGCCATGAAGAAATTTGAACTTATTTCCGAATTTGTAACGAACGTTTTCGGGAAGAAGCTGTTCCGTATTAAGGCTCTCGTCTCTTTTGGCGACGTAAGCGCTGGCGAACTGGGAGGTTTTGTTGAAAAAGAAGAAAACCTCTCCAACAATGGCAATGCCTGGGTCTCCGGCAATGCGCGGGTCTCCGGCGATGCGCGGGTCTCCGGCGATGCGCTGGTCTCCGGCAATGCGCAGGTTTCCGACAATGCCTGGGTCTCCGGCAATGCCTGGGTCTCCGGCAATGCGCTGGTCTCCGGCAATGCCTGGGTCTCCGGCGATGCGCTGGTCTCCGGCAATGCGCAGGTTTCCGACAATGCGCGGGTCTCCGGCAATGCGCAGGTCTCCGGCGATGCAGACTTTTCCGTCGTTACAGGCTTTGGTCGATGTTTCCGCGCGACCACATTTTTCCGATGCAAGGATAAAATTCTCCGCGTACAGTGTGGTTGCTTTTATGGTGATTTGGCGAAGTTCCGTGAGATCGTCAAGAAAACTCACGGCGACAGCAAATACGCCAAAGAGTACATTGCGATTGCCGACTTGATGGAGCTGCATTTTTCTGATGAGGAAGAAAATCAGGAGGCCGACAAATGACTAGCTTTTGGGGCCATCAAGACAACCCCTTTCCGCCCTATGATGATGAACCGATTGGAACGGACGCTGACGGCGTACCGTACTACGAGGGCGACGAGATTGTATACCTCGACGGCTCGATTTACCGTTTCGATGATTTGGATGTTAAAACAGTTTTGACCGCGCTCGGCATCCCGATTGCGGTTGCAGCAGAGGGATAAAGATGACTTGCGAGAGAATGAGAACCGCATTTGAGGACAACACCCCAGATAAATACCAGAAACACTTTCAGGCCATACAACAGATTATACATGACCGCTCTACGCCAGACTTCATCAAATATCAGCAGATGCGAGACCTTACGCTTTCCGCTGAAACAAGGATGAGCCAGAGCATGCGCAGATTCGAATACATGGAGGTTTGACAAATGGGAACGAAATTACAGGTAATCACGTTGAAGCAGCTCCCCATTATTGAGGAGCATCTTCAGCTGGTGAAAGCCGATGTAGAGACCCGCACGAAGAACGCGATGCAGCTTGTTTGCACGGAAGAAACGCGCAGCGACGTGAAGAAAATCCGCGCGGAACTTGGCAAAGAGTTTGCAGCGATGGAAGAACAGCGCAAACGGGTCAAAGAAGCCATCATGGAACCGTACAACCAGTTTGAAGCGGTTTATAAGGACTGCATCTCCGACCCGTACAAGAAGGCAGATGCCGAGCTTAAGCGCCGCGTTGACGATGTCGAGACTGGCTTGAAAGCCGAAAAGGTAAAGAAAATTCAAAGCTACTTCGCAGAGCTTTGCAAGGCGAACAACCTGCCGTGGCTGCGCTTTGAGCAGATGAATTTGAAAATAGGCCTTTCGACCAGCGTCAACGGCACAAAGACCGCGCTGACATCGACGGTTCTTAAAATCGCCGAAGAGGTGCAGGAGCTTTCCCGCCATGAAGATGCCGCCGAACTGCTGGTCGAGTACAAAAAATCGCTGAATGTTGCGCTGGCGTTGAGTACAGTTCGCGCCAGACACGCCATGATCGAACTTCAAAAGCAGCGTGTCGCCGAGCGCCGCGCTGCACTGGAACAGCAGCATGCAGCAGAAGAAAATGTACAGCAGGCCATCGAAGAAGCGCAGCAGGACGCCGCGCCGCCTGTTGAAGAGGTATCTGCACCTGAGGAAGAACAGCCAGTAGCCGTGCAGGAGCCGGAGGAAACACAGCCTACTGTCTATGAAGTAAAGTTTGCCGTTCGCGGCACCATCGAACAGTTGAAGAAGCTGAAACAGTTCATCATGCAGGAGGGTATGAGCTATGACGACATCTAATCAGCAGTTGGCACAGAAGCCGAAGTTCAGCGTAATGATCACTACGCAGAGCTACCAAAACTTAATCAACAACACGCTGCGAGACCCAGACCGCGCACGCAGCTTTACCGCCAGCATCACAAGCGCGGTTGCTGTGAACCCCGCTTTACAGGAGTGCGATGCCGGAACGATTCTTGCAGGCGCACTGCTTGGGGAAAGCCTGAAGCTTTCCCCCTCTCCCCAGCTTGGGCAATATTACCTCGTGCCATTCAATAACAAGCGCCAGCAGACCGTTACAGCACAGTTTGTGCTTGGCTATAAAGGCTATATCCAGCTTGCATTGCGCAGCGGCCAGTACAAAGACCTTGATGTTATGGTTATCAAGCAGGGCGAGTACATGGGAAAGGACCCCGAAACCGGAAAAGCCCGTTTCAAATTCATCGAGGACGATGATGTGCGCGATGCCCTGCCGACAGTCGGTTACATGGCATTCTTTGAGTACCTGAACGGATTCCGCAAGGTGCTGTATTGGAGCAAAGAAAAGATGATGACCCATGCAGACACCTACAGCCCGGCATTCAGCCGCAAAGGCTATGAGGATTTGCTTTCCGGGAAAGTTCCGCAGAGCGAAATGTGGAAGTATTCCTCGTTCTGGTACAAGAACTTTGATGACATGGCCCGCAAGACGATGCTGCGGCAGCTCATTTCCCGCTGGGGCGTTATGAGCGTTGATATGCAAACGGCACTTGAGCATGATGACACCATCACGCATGACAACGACGGCCAGTTTATCGCAGAGCGGGTGGCCTCCGCAAAGGATGTACGCCTTGAAGCTGCCGCACAGCCTGTACCGCAGATTGAACAGCCGCAAGCCGAACAGGCCGTTGAAGCCCAGACCGCAGCCGCCGAGCCGAAGAAAATCGACTTGAGCAGCCTGTGAGATGGACTGCAAGATAATTTCAACCGGAAGCCAAGGGAACGCCGTTCTCATTCAAAACACAATATTGATTGATTGCGGCGTTCCATTTTCTCGGTTGACAGATGATTACAAGAATTTGAAGCTCGTGCTTCTTACGCACAGTCACGGCGACCACTTCAACCCCTCCACGCTTCGCAGGCTCGCCAGAGAGCGGCCCACATTGCGTTTTGCGTGCTGTGTGTGGTTATGTGCAGCCCTCGTGAATGCTGGCGTTAAAATGAGCCAGATTGACGTGATACGAACAGAACGCTGGTACAACTACAAGAATCTGTGCAGAATTAAGGCGCAGGAAACAAAGCATGATGTACAAAATTGCTGCTGGCATATAGAGCTGCCGCAGCCTCCCGTTGAAAGATTGTTCTATGCAACCGACGCAAACAATCTGAACGGAATAACAGCCAAAGGCTATAATCTCTATCTCGTCGAAGCCAACTACACAGAAGCGGACATTAAAGACCGCATAGCCGAAAAGAAAATTAACGGCGAGTTTGTGTATGAAAAGCGCGTGATGCACGAGCATTTGAGTAAAGAAAAAGCCGACGATTGGCTATACCAGAACATGACAGCGCATTCCGAGTACATTTATATGCACTGCCATCAAGAGAAGGACAACTGAATATGGCTGAATTGAAATATATCCCTTTTTATCCCGGGTATATGGAAGATACGTCCGACCTTTCGGACGGTGAGTTTCGACGGCTTATGTATGCTCTTTGCGCTTATTGCGAAGGAGCAGAACGGCCCGAGCCGCTCACTGGCAAGGAAGTGATTGCGTATCGGTTCATCACCCGCAATATAAGGGCAGCTCAAGACCAGTACAACGCGAAATGCAAGGCAAATTCCGAAAACGCCAAAAAGCGAACGCAAGCGAACGTTAGCGAACGCAAGCGTTCGCAAGCGAACGTTAGCCAAACAAGCCAATACAAAGAACAAAGAACAAAGAACAAAGAACAAAATATTACTACTACTACCGCGCAAGCGCGCGAAAGCTGGCAACAATGCGTAGATTGCTACGAGCAGAACATTGGCGCACTTCCTCGTGCCGCATTTGATAGCATTGTGGGCTATCTGGAACAGGTAGAGCCTGACCTTGTTTGCGAGGCAATCAATCAGGCAGCTATCAACAATAAGCGTTCGTGGGGCTATGCGCAGGCAATCTTGCGCGACTGCCTGAAAAATAACATTACCACCCGCGCGGCGTATCTTGCCGAGAAAGAGGCCAGAAGCCAGCAGAAAGGCGCTGCACAACGGCAACAGATGAAAACTACACAGGAAAAGCTGAGGGAAATCGCGAAAGGAGGCATAGCAGATGACGTATCAGCAGACGGCGGCGCTCCTGTCGCTGGCTATGAACTACTGGGATAACATTTGCAGCAAAACGAACGCCGAGGAAACTGCGAAAGCTTGGGCGGCATCGCTTTCTGATATTTCCTACAATGCCGCGCTGAAGGCTGTGCAGGAGCTTTCCAAAACGCACCGATTCAAGCCAACTGTAAGCGAGGTGCGGGAAGCTGCTGTCAAATACAGCGCATACAACGTATCCGATAACTGGTCTATGCGCCTTGCATGGGACAGATACAAAGAGCTTGGTATCCCGCTGCCAAAGTGGTTTTCCGCTGGCGTGGTGCAGCTTGGCGATAACGCACCAGAAAGCTACAAGCTGGCGATATTGGAAAACTGCGATAGAGAAAGAATTTCATGTTGAGGTGAAAAATATGCTGAATGTTGTTGCAATCATGGGTCGCCTTGCGCGTGACCCGGAGCTTCGCCAGACTACGACGGGCAAGAATGTTGCGTCGTTCCGCATCGCCTGTGATCGCGGACGCCGTGACGCCAACGGCCAGAGCCAGGCAGACTGGCTGGACGTTGTTGCATGGGACAGGACGGCAGAGTTCGTCTGCAAGTATTTCCAGAAAGGCTCCCTGATTGCCATTGATGGCCGCTTGCAGAGCCGCAGCTATCAGGACAAGAACGGCCAGAACCGCACAGCCGTTGAAATCGTGGCCCAGAACGCGAATTTCTGCGGCAGTAAGGAAAGTACCAGCCCCGCCTCGCAGAACGCCGCACAACGCACGCAGGGTGAACCTGATGCAGCACCGCCCGCCTATTCTCAGGGTCAAGCCGATGATTTTGCCCTCATTGAGGATGAAGGCGACCTGCCGTTCTGATTATGAAACGCTTTGAAATCATCACCTACTCCCGCTCTACCGGCGACATCACCCACTCCAAGCGCCTGTATTCCAAACGTTGGAACGCCGAAGCCGCCCTGCGCACCGCAGGTTACACCCAAAATCCCCGCCTGCTGGACATTTTGTACAGCGAGAAATTTTACGCTAAAGTAAAGGAGATAGCACCGTGAAAGTATTAGTTGCCTGTGAAGAATCGCAGACAGTCTGCAAGGCGTTCCGAGAACGCGGACATGAAGCGTACAGCTGTGACATCCAGGAACCGTCTGGAGGACACCCGGAATGGCATATTTTAGGTGATGCCCTGAAAGCAATCGATGGGGGGCAAATCGTAACGATGGACGGCAAGGCTCATGATGTAGGCAAGTGGGATTTGCTGATTGCACACCCGCCTTGCACCTATCTTAGCAATGTTGCAACGCGCAGCTTTTCCCTACGGTGTACCCCTCCAGAAAAAGTGGTTGCACGTTGGGAAGATAGGGCAAAAGGCGCTGTGTTTTTTATGCAATTCCTAACAGCAAACGCAGAACGAATTGCAATCGAAAACCCCGTCGGATTTATGAATACAGCATATCGCAAGCCAGACCAAACGGTTTCGCCGTATATGTTCGCAAAGTCCACAGATGATACGGAAAATTACGTCACAAAAGCAACGTCGTTATGGCTTGTCAACCTTCCTCTGCTGCACGGAACGGGTCTGCCAAAGCCAGACAACGCCGCAATGTTTGGTGTGACGCCGAGCGGAAAAGCAAGAACATGGGAAGACACTTTCAGCCGTTCGGCAAAAGTGAGGAGCAAAACATTCCCCGGCATCGCCGCCGCAATGGCAGAACAGTGGGGAAGTTTATGAGATGCAAGTACACCATTAGTCTTCCCCCCATCACAAAAAAGAACAGCCCCCGCATCGGATACGTAGGCGCTCACTGCCCGGTATGCCATAAGGGCAAGTACGCAAAAGTTCTGCCAAGCGCAGCCTACTTGAAGTACGCAAGAGCTGCAAAGATGTATTTAAACCCGGCGCCAAAAAATCCGCTGGACGGCCGCTACAACGTCAAGTGCTTGTACTACATGCCTACACGCCGCAAGGTTGATAAAACAAACCTCGAAAGCGCCATCATGGATATTCTGGTTGATGCCAGGATTTTGAAGGACGACAACAGTAGCATTGTAGCAGCAACGGACGGCTCCCGCGTAATGTACGACAAAGAAAACCCTCGCACAGAAATTTTTATCGAAGAATTGGAAGTGTAACCCATGAAATGCTATGCCAAACGCCACGCGCTGGCCTCCGACGCCATGAACGCTGCACAGCTCGTCACAAAGCAGCTGCTAGAGGAGCAGTCAGACCGCATCGCGGCACGCTGTTATAACGAGGTCTGGTGCGCCATGCTGCAAGCCAACCTGTCCCCCAGAACTATTGCCCACGTTCAGAAAGCCCTCGCCGAAGCTGTATTGCCTAAGCTCGATGGTATCTACACTCCGGAAAACAAAAAGCAGCTTGACAATGTGCAGAATGTCGCGGACGCCGATTTGTGGGTAAAAGCCTATTTGACCGACCACGGCGTGCAAGTCTGGGCGGCAAAGGAGAAAAGCAAATGATTTTTGTAACAAAGCCATGCCAGTGCTGCGACAGCATTATGGTAAACGTAAACCGGCAGACGCGATTTTGCGAAGAGTGCAAGCGCATAAAAGGTAACGCCGCCCGTGCCGCATATCACAAAAACCGCGAGAAAGTTTTAAAGCGGCGCAGGGAAAGGCGCATTGCTAAAAATGCTGAAAAGCCAAAGAAAATCGTGGTGTCAAAAGAAATCAAGAGAATAAAGCCGATAGAACAATGTACCCGCGAAGCCGCCGCCCTTGGCTTGACCTATGGGCAGTATGTAACCCGCGGGTTGGATAAGGAGTAATCGCAATGGTATTTGATATTATGGTATTTGATATTACAGTCAGCCGCTACGATGTGGGCAAATGTCCGCACTGCGGAAAGCCAATCAAAGGCACAATGCAAGACTATGAGTCTTCCTGCGGGCGTGTCTGGAAAGAGTATCTCGAAAAAATAGGCTATTATGTGCCATATGAAATCCGCGAGAAAGAGCCAGAACGCGATTTTTATGGAAAAGATATGACGCTCACATCCGAACAGGCAAAAGACCTTGTAACTTTTGCAAGAGAACACGATGTATTCGGTTGGGTAAGCATTAAGATGCTGGTCGATTGCGCCATAGAAAACGGCGATTTTGTGGTTATAAACGCAGATTGGTAAGGAGTGAGACTATGGACGTAGTTGAATTTTTCAAGACGGTAAACAGATTGCGCAAAAATCAAAGATGCTGCAAGGAATGCCCCATCCATAAAAATGACGACATGGGCTGCATGGTTAGGGCCGACGACGATTCAATTAAAAGCATCGATGAAACAGTTTCAAAAGTCGAGCAATGGGCGAAAGACAACCCAATCAAGACTCGCCAGAGCGAGTTTTTGAAGTTGTTTCCCGATGCGGAAACGGATGAAAGCGGGATTCTTATTTTTTGCCCACGCAAATTTGACCCAGAAAATATAAATAGCGTACATTGCCATAGACATGGGTGTTTGGAGTGTCGCAAAGACTACTGGCTCACGGAGGTTACCAACAATGACTAACATCACAACCCTGCGCCCCGGCGAACACTTCATGTTCAAGAATTTTGAGTGGGTATGCCTTGATCCGAACCACCCTGACGGCGGCTTGCTGGCCATTATGGCAAAACCGTGGGCAAAAGATGTAAAATTCTGCCCAAGTGATAAATTTGCCGACTTGAAGGGCAACTGGAACAACTACCGCACCAGTAATGTGCGTGGGGTTCTATCTGATATGAATAATGCTGTTTTTGGTGGAACATGTCTACTGGCACATACCGTTGACCTTGTTGCAGACAACGGCGACAGAAATTATGGCACTGTACAGGACTTTATTTTTATCCTGACTTGTGACGAGTACAGAAAGTACCGTGAGTTCATCGGGCGCTACGACAGTTGGGTGTGGACTGCAACACCATGGTTTTGCGGTTACGAGGATTCCGACACGGGATGCGGCGCGGCTATGGTTCGCTCTGCGGATATTGGTGGTCGGTTTGGCTGTGTTGGTGCGTGTCTCAACGGCGCTGTCGCCCCGGCTTGCATTCTCAATCCCGAATCCCTCAATCTGCGCCAGAGCATGGCATTTGTAGAGGAGATATCAGAATGACACAACTTCAAGAAGCAATCCACAATAAAATCACGACATACAGCGAGGATGAATAAATGGCAATCAGTAAAAAGACCCGCGTTGCGGTGTACAAGAAATTTGACGGTCATTGCGCTTACTGTGGCCGCCACATTGCCTACAATAATATGCAGGTAGACCACTTCAAGCCGCAGAGGGCGTGGAACCCAGAGGATTCCGGCACGGACGGCATTGAAAACCTTATGCCGTCCTGCCGTATGTGCAACCATTACAAACGCGCACACGACCTTGAAACATTCAGACGATACATTGCAGAGATTCCGCGAAAACTGCAAGAGAACTACATTTACAAGGTCGGCGTCGTTTACGGCAATGTGCTGGAAAATCCGAAAGCGATCAAATTCTATTTTGAGAAAGTGAGAGATAGCCATGCGACTGATTGATGCAGATGAATTAAAGAAACGCGCCGTGAAGGTGTGTTTTCCAAACGCGCCGGAATGCGGCGAGTTTGACGCGGTCGTAATTTACGAAATTGACATTATGCCGACCATAGACCCAGAATCCCTGCGACCTACTGCGCATTGGATAAGCGATAGCGCCGGGAGCACAAATGTTGTATGTTCAGCCTGTAATGCAATTTCTTTCGCTGCTTATAATTTTTGCCCGGAGTGCGGCAAAAGGATGGTGAACGCAAATGAGAGAATGGATAAGCGTTAAAGACAGACTGCCTGACCCGTATGAAAAGGTTCTTGTGCGTTTAGACCATTGGGCTGGTGTGGACACTTATTTGGCATTTTACGACACGGAACGTGGTTGGTGTGATTGCGGTGGCTATTTCGATGATGGAACAAACAATGACGGAGAACCTCTCACCTACGAAACTGCAGGAGTAAATGTCACTCATTGGATGTCATTGCCAAAATTGCCGGAAGAGGAAGGATACTATGTGTAATTGGATAAGCGTTAAAGACAGGCTACCGGCTGAAAGGAAGAACACAAAATGAACGACGCACTTTTAAGCAGCAAAAAAATGGATTACTGCACACCGTAGGACTTTTTTGACAAGTTAAACGAGGAATTTCATTTCGTTCTGGATGCAGCGGCAACCGAGAAAAGCGCAAAGTGCAATCGGTTTTACACGCCGGAAACAGATGGTCTGAAAATGCCGTGGAGCGTTGAATCAGGAAGTGTGTTTTGCAATCCTCCATACGGCAGAATGATTGGTCTATGGGTGCGCAAAGCCTACGAAGAATCGCGGAGCGGAACAAAAATAGTCCTATTGATACCCGCGAGAACTGATACGTCATATTTCCACGATTATGTGTACGGAAAAGCTGAAATCCGTTTTCTGCGCGGAAGACTGCGTTTTGAGGACGATAACGGAAACAGGTATCCACCAGCGCCTTTTCCGTCTATGCTGGTTATATACAACGGAGAACATTATGCTTGAATTAAACAGGTGTTACAACATGGACAGAACTGCCGATCTACACCCCCCGGAGGTGACCCCATGACAAAACAGCAACTAGTTGATGAATACGCCCGCGAACATCTTTGCGCGACATGCGAGTGGAAGAATGGCGATATTTGCACGCTGCCGCGCTGCATGAAACTGGAAGAGAGGAGATACAATGACCAGAGAAGAATTCAACCAAAAGAAAGTGTGGCTATGGAGATACCAACGCAGCAGGAATCATGAACGACAGCTGCGCCAGCAGATACAAAGCGAACGTGAACGGGCAACAGCGACCACTAAAGCATTATCCCCCGTGGTGGTGTCTGCTGGCGGGAAAAACAAAATCGAGGATGCCGTTTGCAGAATCATGGAGCGTCAGGAAGCTCTATACAAGCAGATTGTTGAAACCGAAATGCAAAGGGAAGAAATCGAAACCGCAATAAACTCTGTTCAAGACCAAATGCAGCGGGACGTTCTGCGGGAGCGGTATATTGTCGGCACCCCGTATTGGTGGAAAATTGCGATAAATCTAAATATTTCCGAGCGATGGGCAAAGAAATTACACCGCGCTGCAATTGAAAATCTGTGCACTCCAGTTCACTTTTAACCTGCTATTATAGATATGCTGGATGATGTAGGAACGGGACAGCCTACGGCATAGCTAAAATCTCTTTTCTTTACCATTTCAATTCTCCTATTCATAGCTGGCAGCCGGGAAAGACCGGCATTTTATATGCTGCATAGCCGATTCTATCCACAAAGAATAAGGGCGCTGCGTTCCGAAGCAACGGCGCGGCAAAGGTGCAAGACCTATGTGCAGTACCAGAGGGCAGGGTCGCAACCTGTCTGTGTGAGCGGGCGCGGTATCCCTCACAAATGATGACAATGGTCGTGCAAACGGCAAGCCGCACATGCCCTTGTAGCTCAATGGCAAGAGCCTTGGTGTGCCGGTTCAAGTCCGGCTGAGGGCACATGCTGGGTCGCTCCCACCGGTGAAAGCCCGGCGCAGGAAACGCGATAGATAACCTGACACACCGGAAGAGCGACGGTGCACAGCCCACTACGAGAGGGCGCATACCCGATTGCACACCGATTTTGAAAGCGGAGAAGTTCGGGAACGTTTTGACGGTGACATCTAGAAAACCGTTCGGCATCTGCTTGTGTGGACTCCGTTACTGACGCAGTTACGCATCGCCGAAACCCATAACATCAAAGCAGAGACCGCGAATCCGCACGCGGGGATAAATGCAGCGGATGAAAAAAGCGTTGCGGATTTGCTCCCCGCAACGGGTGAGACCGGCACAGCATAAACCGGTAGGGTGGGAACGCGCTTCTCCTCCGGCGCAAAGGGGTTTTGGAGGATATAAGCCTACACAAATTGTGTGGGCTTTTTGTGTTGTAAGGCGAGGTGATAAAGTGGCATCAAGAAAAAATCCGGTGGGCGCACCACCTAAATACAGAAGCGTAAAGGCAATGCAAGAAAAGATTGATGCCTACTTTGAAGCCTGCAAAGGACAGCCGTTCGTAGACGATAACGGCGAACCGATGAGAAATAAAAACGGCTATATCATCTATGACGATAAAAAGCCGCCTACTGTGACAGGGTTGGCGCTTGCACTTGGTTTTGCATCAAGGCAGGCGCTTTTGAATTATCAAAATAAACCAGAGTTCAATGACACGATTACGCGTGCAAAGACCCGTTGTGAACAGTACGCCGAAGAAAGACTGTATGACAAAGACGGCTCCGGCGGCGCACAGTTCAGCTTGCGGGCAAATTTCGGATGGCAGGATAAGCCGGAACAACAGCAGGATAGCGAGGTGCTAATCATAGATGACTTGTAAGCTATCTGGCGTTGTTTCCCCTTGCTTCGCAAAAATCCACCGTGAAATCAAGGCAGGTAATGTAAAAGAGCTTGTCGCAAAGGGCGGGCGCGGCAGTACAAAATCCAGCTATATTAGCATAGAGCTAATTTTGCAGCTGCTAAAGCATCCGCAATGCCACGCGGCGGTTTTCCGCAAGGTCGGAAACACACTGCGCACAAGCGTGTATGCGCAAATCGTATGGGCAATCAATGAGCTTGGATTGCACGACCATTTTCGTTGCACAGTCTCCCCGATGGAATGCACCTATTTGCCGACAGGACAAAAGGTGCTTTTTTTCGGCGTTGATGACCCCGGCAAGGTAAAGTCAATTAAAGTGCCTTTTGGTTATATCGGCATCTGCTGGTTTGAAGAACTTGACCAGTTTGACGGTGAAGAGCAAATCCGAAACGTGGAGCAGTCCTGCTTGCGCGGCGGTGACTGGTTCATCACGTTCAAGAGCTTCAACCCGCCTGCAATGGCGCGGAACTGGGCGAACGGCTACGCTTTGCAGCCCCGCAAGGGAAAGCTAGTACATCATTCCACCTACAAAACAACGCCAGCAGAATGGCTCGGAGAGCGGTTTCTGGCCGATGCTGAATATTTGCAGCGCACAAACGAAACGGCCTACCGACACGAGTATCTGGGCGAGGTTGTCGGCAACGGCACAGCGGTATTTGAGAATCTGCGCATTGAGAAAATCACCGATGAACAGATTGCAGGTTTTGACCGTATCAAGCGCGGCGTTGACTGGGGCTGGTATCCTGACCCATGGGCATACAATGCAATGCACTATGACGCAGCGCGGCGCACGCTGTACATCTTCGATGAACTGACACGGCGTAGAACCAGCAACAGGGACACTGCGCAACTGCTTTTAGATAGAGGGCTGACGCGAGAGGATAAAGTCTGCGCGGATAGCGCCGAGCCAAAATCTATTGCGGACTATAACAAGTACGGCGTAAAGACGTTCCCAGCCCGCAAGGGGCCGAAATCGGTTCGCTACGGCACAAAGTGGCTGCAAATGCTGGAAGCTATTGTCATTGACCCGGAACGATGCCCGGACACAGCAAAGGAATTCAGTGAGTACGAGTACGAGCGAGACAGCAAGACTGGTGAAGTGCTGGAAGGCTACCCAGATTTGAACAACCATCACATTGACGCTGTGCGTTATGCGATGGAAAGCACGGCAAACAAGGCGGGGGACACCGCCGAAACCAGATACAAGAGCATTTTCGTGTAAAGGCGGTGAGAAGACGTGAAAACATACCAAGATTTTGTAGCGGTTGGCGAGGACGAAAAAGCCCGCATGAGTTTCATACTTGGCGCAATCAATGAGTATAAGGCCGACCATAGCACACGCCTTGCAGCGAACGCCAACAAGTATTACCACGGAGAAAACCCTACAATCAACAAATACGAGAAAATCATTTACGACATGCAGGGCAAGGCGCACCGTGACATGTACACGGCAAATCACAAGATAGCAAGCAAGTTCTTTGGCTTTGTCGTAGACCAAGAAGTTTCGTATTTGTTAGGCAACGGCGTTTCATTTCAGGAGCCGGAGACAAAAAAGGCGCTGGGTGCTACGTTTGACGAAGATATTATGGACGCTGCCCGCCATGCTTTGATTGACGGGCAGTCTTTCGTGTTTTGGAATCTCGACCATGTGCAGGTGTTCGCATCAGAGGAATTTGTTCCCCTATACGACGAGGAAGACGGATCCATTAAAGCCGGAATCCGTTTCTGGCAGGTGGCAGACAATAAGCCGCTGCGCTCCACGCTGTACGAGCTTGACGGTTACACAGAGTATCTAAAGCCCAAAAGCGATGATATGGCGATTCTCAAGCCGAAACGCGCCTACAAGTTGAAGCTGCGCACCAGCGAGGCAGACGGAACAGAAATTTATGACGGCGAGAATTATCCCGGATTTCCCATTATCCCGCTGAAAAACGGCGAGCAGGCCCACAGCGAGCTACAGGGGCGACAGAATACCATTGACGCGCTCGACCTTGCAAGCTCCAACATGGTAAACAACGTTGACGAAGGCAACCTGATTTTCTGGGTTCTGACCAACTGCGGAGGCATGGACGAGCAGGACGACACAAAGTTCATTGAGCGTCTTAAGACGACCCATGTCGCCCATGCTGACGGTGACGAGGGCGCAAAGGCCACGCCACAGAGCATCGAAGCTCCGTTCCAAGGCACGCAGGCGACTATTGATATGCTCACCAAAAAGCTATACGAGGACTTTCAGGCCTTTGATTCTGCCGCTGTCAGCGCTGGCAACCAAACTGCAACGGCCATCAAGGCCAGTTATGTGCCACTCGACCTGAAAACAGACAAGTTTGAAAGCTGCGTGACGCGCTGCATCAAGGGCATTTTGGCGGTTGCCGGGCTTGATGACGATCCGACATACACGCGCAACCAAATCATCAACAAGCAGGAAGAGGCGCAGACGGTCTTGCTGGGTGCAGAATACTACGATGATGAATACATCACCAAAAAGCTGCTGACCATCCTTGGCGACGCAGACCAGTACGATGAATTGATGAATCGAAAGGCGGCAGAGGAGTTAGACCGCACGACCAACGGCGAGGAGTGACAAGATGTTGAATTTTGAAAACCTCGACAAAGCCAACTTTTTAGGAGTTGGAAAATACGATACGCCGATTATCCAGCCGGAACACATTGATGTGCGGCATCTGGAATGGATTCCGTTCAACTTTGCTAAAACCTGTACGGACTGCGCAACAAAAGGCGTTCACTTTTTCGTGGATGATTATCAATTCCAAAGGGTGTGGAATCAGCCGGACAAGTACATTCCGTTGCTTCAAAAATTTGGCGCTGTGTGTGCGCCTGATTTCTCAATGTATACAGATATGCCGCTTGCTATGCAGATATACAATCACTATCGCAAGCACTGGCTGGCGGCATACTGGCAGCAATGCGGGATTCACGTTGTGCCAACCCTGTGTTGGAGCAATGAACAAAGCTACGAGTGGTGTTTTGACGGCGAGCCACAACATTCGATTGTGGCGATTTCTAGCGTGGGAACGCAGAAAAGCAAGCAGAATCAAGCGCTGTTTGAAAAAGGCGTTCGGGCGGCATTGGCAAGGCTTGAACCCAGTGAGATTTTGTGGTATGGCAAATGCCATGAAGAATTTGACTGGAATGTCACGAGGATTCAGCCATATTATAAGCAAGTAAAAAGGAGATGTAAGAATGGGTGGTAGAGGTTCTGGAAGCGGCAGGGGCGGCAGTGGAACACCGCGCGGCGTTGTTGCGTTTGATATTGATATGGATGGGGCACGCGCTGGGTATGTTGTCAAAAACGGCAAAGTTTATAGCGAAAATGGTGATTCTATCAATTTATCAGCATCACAAATCATGCGAAACGCGCAAAATCTGGGATATGGCGTAAAAACATATAATAAAAAGCAATATGAAAAAAAACAAGAGGCCTATAGAGCTGATAGAAAAGCAACAAGCAACTTCTTAAATACAATGGATGCGCAGATGGGTGGAAACAAACGGGCTCAGAGAAAGGCAACAGCAAGTCGACGTGGAAGTAGACGTAAATGAAACCTGATTACGCCCACAAAATGACAGATGCCGAGCTTGCAAAGCTGGAACAGCGCATCGCAAAGCTGTACAAAAAAGCTGCTGACGAATTGACCGACACGGTGAAATCCTATTTTGAGCAGTTCGCCAAGCGTGATGCAGCCATGAAAGAAAAGCTCGATGCAGGCGAAATCACGGAGCAGCAATATAAGCAGTGGCGGCTTGCGCAGATTGGGCGCGGGAAGCGTTTTGCGGCGCTGCGGGACAAGGTGGCAGAAAGATACACCAACGCCAACGAAACGGCTGTGGCCTATGTCAATGACGCCACGCCTGGCATTTACAGCTTGAACCGCAATTACTCTGCTTACAAAATCGAGCAGGTTTCCGACAAAGCAGATTTTACGCTGTGGGATGAGCAGACAGTGAAACGTCTGATTGTGGAGCAGCCTGACTTGATGCCGTACTACCCGCCAAAGCGTGCATTGCAGCGTGGCATTGATTTGAAGTACGGCAAGCAGCAAATCACAGCCAGCGTCACAAGCTCCATTCTGCAAGGCAAGGGAATTGGCAAGATTGCGGATGACCTGCAAAGCCGTATGCGGGACATGAGCCGCGCAAGCGCTATCCGAACGGCCAGAACGGCGGTCACAGCAGCAGAGAACGCGGGACGGCTAGATACTTACCGTGCCGCACAAGACATGGGCATCAAGCTGAAAAAACAATGGGTGGCAACGTTAGACAACCGCACGCGGCATGCGCACGCGGTGGCAGACGGGCAAACGGTAGATGTGGAAAAGCCGTTTATTATTGATGGTTATAAGCTCATGAAGCCTGGCGATGAATCTGCGCCGGGATACCTAGTGTATAATTGCCGCTGCACAACAATAGCGGATTTGCCAGATGTGCCAAAATCGCGGCATGAGTTGCGGAGAGCGATAGACCCAGAAACAGGGAGAAGCGTACTTGTCCCATATATGAATTACACGCAATGGGATAGCTGGAAAGAAGCAGAAAACAGATATGCGTGGGAAACATATATGAAAAAAGGGCGTAATTTTTCATCCGACAAAAGACAATTTGCGGAATACCGCAAAGTTTTAGGCGATAAAGTGCCAGATTCAGTTTGCAAGTTCCAAGATTTAAAGTATAATGATATTGAAATTTGGCACGCGTTAAAGACCTTAAAAAGGCAAACAATGTTTGTAGAAAAAGCGCAATGCGAAACGACGGAAAGAAAATTCAAAGAATATCTTTTGAAGCCCGGCGCAAAACATGCGAAAGAATTTTTCGACGTTGGATATGCAAAGGTAAACCCGATACAGCTACGATACGATATTGCAAAGCAATACGATGAGAGCAAAGTTCAAAATGTAATAGAGCTGGAAGATGGGAGCAAAAAGTATTCGATTCCCATGAAGTTGGGGATAACGGAGAAAAAGCAATTCTTGACTTGCTGGATAAAAGAACCCGGCAACGGAAAACCGAGAATTACAACAGCCTATAGAAAGGATGCAGACAAGTGATACGCGAATTTGATAAAGTAAAAGTAACTGCATCTGGAAAAATTGGTGTGGTGGTAGATATACGGGGCACGGACGTTTTGCGTTACCTTATCGAACTTGACGAAAACAATCAAATTATTGATTGCAGTGAAAACGAAATCGAAAAGTTAAAATGAAAATCACACTTGAAGACCACAGCGCCGAGGTGCTAGAAGCGCTTGATGCTGCGGTTGGAAGAGCGCTCGAAAAGTGCGGGCTTGTTGCTGAAGGGCACGCTAAAAAGCTATGCCCTGTTGACACTGGCAATCTGCGCAACAGCATTACACATATGGTAAACGACGGCGAAAAAGCTGCGTATATCGGCACAAACAGCGAGTATGCAGTTTATGTGGAGTGCGGCACGGGCGTTTATTACCCCGGCGGCAGACAAACACCGTGGACGTATCAAGACGAAAACGGCGATTGGCATCTGACCCACGGACAACGCGCTAAACCGTACATCAAGCCCGCTGTCGCAGACCATGTAGACCAGTACAAGAAAATAATTGAATCCGAGCTGAAAGGCAAATAAGCCTCTCGGCTCTTTTTATTGGGAGGAAAACACATGAAAAAGATTATTTATATCGCAATCGCAGTTATGGCCTCAGTTTTGCTTTTATGTGGCTGCTCCGAAGCCGATAGAGCAAACTCCAATATTTCTAAACAGGCCGATTACTTTGAGAGCGAACGAAAAATCACAGTATACAACGCCAGAACAGACAAGGTCATTATGGAAGCCGAGGGATATATGTCTATCTCCAACAATTCCAGCAACGAGCTTGTCTGCACTGTAAAGGTTGGCCCCGATACTTACAGGAAAAATTACATCTACCTAAACAGCTACACTATGTATGTTGTCGAAGACATTACAGGAACACACACAGACCCGTACCATTACAAGCTGTATTTCCACACAAATGTGCTGCCCAGCGTTGAAGTGAAACCGTAAAAGGCAAGTTTACCTAGCAACTACCGAGACTTTCTCGGCGGTTGCTATTTTTATACGCAAAAACAGCGAAGCACTGCTGTTTTGAATAAATAAAACTCAAATGGCGAAGAACCGCCACCGAAGAAAAGGAGAGAACCCCCATGGCAAAATTTACACGCGCTGAAATCCGTAAAATTATTGGCGAAAGCTGCACTGACGAAATTGAAAATCAGCTGGTGGCGCTCCATCTGGGCGTTGTTGACCCGCTGAAGGACGACGTCACGCGGTATAAAGCCGATGCAGAAAAGCTGCCGGGCGTCCAGAAGGAGTTGGACGACCTGAAAGCGCAGGGCGACGGCGGTTACAAGGCTAAGTATGAAGCAGAGCACAAGGCTTTCGGGGACTACAAGGCCAACGTAGACGCTGAAAAAACAACGGCTGCCAAAGAAAAGGCACTGTCAGACGTCCTGCTGAAAATCGGCATTTCTGAAAAACGGATTTCCTCTGTCGCACGCCTTGCAAAGGGAGACGGCCTGCTGGACAAGCTGGAACTGGACGATAAAGGCGCTATCAAAGACGCTGCTGAGCTTGAAAAGAGCCTCAAGACCGATTATGGCGAGTACATCACCAAGAGCAGCACCAAAGGCGCAGACACGTCTACTCCCCCTGCCAACAATGGCGGCAAGGCCCTGACGCGGGAGGACATCTACAAGACGGACGATAAGGGTCGTTATGTACTGTCCACCTCCGAGCGGCAGGCGGCGCTTGTGAACCTCATGCAAAACGAATCTGACGATTAACAGAAAGGAGCCAAAATATGGCTGCAAAAACTAACCTGACTACCGCCGCCCAGATTACTGTCAACGCCCGCGAGGTTGACTTCGTCACCCGCTTTGGCAAGAACTGGGACGCGCTGCGCACCATCATGGGCATTATGCGCCCCATCCGCAAGGCCCCCGGCACGAAGCTGGTCTCCTATGAGGCCACTGTTGACGGCACTCTGGCTGGCGGTACGTCCGTTGCCGAAGGCGATGAGATTCCGCTGACCAAGATGAAGGTCGAGCCCAAAACCTACGGCGACATTGAGATTGCCAAGTATGCTAAGAGCGTATCCGTTGAGGCAGTCGCCAAATACGGCGCAGATGTTGCCGTTGAAAAGACCGACGAGGCGTTCCTTGTCGCCCTGCAGAACAAGGTTCTGGGCGACTTCTACACCTTCCTGAACACTGGCTCTCTGGCTGTAGCTGCTACCACTTGGCAGCAGGGTCTTGCTCTGGCAAAGGGCAACGTGCTGGACAAGTTCGCCAGCATGGACCGTGATGTTACCGAGGTTGTAGGCTTTGCCAACATTTTGGACTTCTACGGCTATCTGGGCGACAAGGAAATCACCACGCAGACCGCCTTCGGCCTGACCTATGTTCAGAATTTCATGGGTTATTCCACCCTGTTCCTGCTGCCCGAAAAGTACATTGCAAAGAACAAGGTTATCGCCGTGCCTGTTGAGAATATCGACCTGTATTACATCGACCCCGCAGACAGCGATTTCGCCAAGCTGGGCCTGAACTATACCGTCGAGGGCGAAACAAACCTGATTGGAGTGCATGTTGACGGCGACTACAGCCGCGCAACTGGCGATATGTACGCTCTTATGGGCATGAAGCTTTGGGCAGAGTACCTGGACGGTATCGCCGTTGCCACCATTACGCCCGCAGAAACCCGGAGCGCAAAAACTGTCAAGGCAGCACAGTAAAAAAGAGGGAGTGCAATGCTTGAGGAATTGATGAGGGAGTGCCGGAACTGGTTTGTCACACCGAATGGCGTCCATCTGGGCGAGTTCAGCATCAAGGGCGGGAGCATTGCGCTCCCTTTTTTGCGTGCCGGACAGTATTTCCGCATTATGGGCAGCGTTCTGAACGATGGTGTGTATCAATACGGCAATTGCTCGTTGAGGGATGAAACGTTTGATGGCGCTGTCTGGGCCATGGCCGTTCCTGCCGAATTTCTGCGCCTTGAAGAAGAAATCAAGGCGTGGCGCACGCAGTACGAGAACGCCGCAAACAGCCCATTCCAGAGTGAGAGCTTTGCGGGGTATAGTTACACCAAATCGAGCGCAAACGGCAATTCTGGCGGCTCTGTGGCGGGCTGGCAGGGTGTGTTTGCGTCCCGGCTGAACAAATGGAGAAAGCTATGAGCCTTTTAGATGATTTTTCGCACAGCTGCATCATTATGGACAAGCGGACAAAGCCTGACGGTGAGGGCGGCTATGCTACCGAGTGGAGAGAGGGCGCAGAGTTTGCGAATTACGTTGCACTCGACAGCAGCCTTGAAGCACGGCAGGCCGAAGCGCAGGGTGTGACCAGCGTGTATACCGGCATTGTGCGGAAAGATGTGCCCATCGAGTATGGCAGCGTGTACAAGGACGTTACTACCGGGGCATATTTCCGGGTTACGAGCCGCCCGGAAGAAAAGCAAGCCCCTGCAAGCGCTTCCCCGATGCTACAAAACCTAAAAAGTTTTACGGCTGAACGATTGCGGGAGGGATTGCCTACATGACAAAGGGCGCTGCATTACAGCAGTTTTTCGGACGGTTTATGACCGCATACCCTAGCAACGCCGTGCCGGATGACGCTGTACTCCCATACCTGACCTATGATGCAGTGATGGATACTTGGGCAAATTCTGTATCAATCACAGTAAATATGTGGTTTCATACCACATCCGAAGCTGTGCCAAACGCAAAGGCGCAAGAGCTTTTGACGGCTCTTACACAAGGCGACCCGACTTTGCCGTGCGATGATGGAATTATTTGGCTCAAACCCGGCTCCCCGTTCTGCCAATCGCTAGCAGATGACACAGACAAAAACCTAAAACGGCGGTACATCAACGTGACCGCCGAATTTTTATGCCTAAATTGAGGTGAAAGCATGAAATTTACTCGTATTCCTGAATCTGCGTTTAAGGAACTTGTCCTGAACGCGGGCTATCTTGCAACTACGTTTGACCCGGCTGCCGGTACTGCGCCGGAAGAAAGTGCGATGCTGGGCGCTACGACCGGCGGCATAAACTTTACGGCTGTGCCAAGCTTTACCGACTTCGGCGAGGACATCGACAACTGCCCCAAGAACATGAAAGAGCTGAAGCAGATTGAATCTTGGGGAGTCAAGTGCAGTGGCACTTATGTTTCGGCATCCCCTGCCAATGTAAAAAGTATGCTTGGCGCAGCAGAGGAAACAACCACTTCCAAGGTTTCCAAAATCACGCCGCGCAACGACCTGAAAGACAGCGATTTTACCGATTTGTGGCTGCTGTGCGATTATTCCGACAAGCACGGCACTACGAATGGCGGTTTCTGCGCCATCCACATGCTGAATACGCTGTCTACCGGCGGTTTCAGCTTGAAGACGGGCGACAAGGAAAAAGGCCAGATGAGCTTTGAATACACGGCGCACTACTCCATTACCGCACAGGACACTGTGCCGTGTGAGGTGTATATCAAGGCCGGAGAGGATGAGGCATAATGCGGATTTTTTCTGAACTTAGCACTGACGAAGCGCTGGAAGTCGTTTTGCAAATCGCGCAGCCCATCACAAACCTGATCGATGATGAAGCGCTTGTGAAAGAGATGCAGAAAGCTATGCCGAAGGGCGAAACGACCCGCATTGCAATGCAGCGTTTCGGCCTTGCGAAAATTGTTAAGCTGCTGAACATTGCGTTGAAACAGCACCGCGAGGACGTGTACGAAATTCTCGCACCGTTCAACGGCCTGACGGTGGAAGAAATCGGCAAACAGAATTTTCTTATCACCTGCAAGCAAGTTGCCGACCTGCTGAACGATAAGGGATTTGTTGATTTTTTCAAATCGTATCTCGGTGGCGAGCAGAACAAGTAATCCCTGTACTGCTGAAAATGCCGAAACTGAGCGCAAAGGCGCTTGTGTCGGCGCTGCCTTACGCTTTAAAAGCTGATTTTGAGGAACAGCTGTACAAGGTGTACATGACTGATAGTGCGTGGAGCCTTGTGGTAGCTGTGACCGGCGTACAGGACAGGCCAGCGAGATATATTGACATTATCCACCCGCCCAAAGTGGATACGCGGACACCGGAACAGGTGCAGGCAGATTTCAAAGACTTTGCGGCGCGGCATGGATTGAAAGAAGCAGAGAAAAAAGACGCCCAAACAGAGGGCGGCTAAACTTAGAAACAATTTTTGATAATGGCTTTATAGGTTGGCTCGTCAACTTCCAACAGGAAGCGCTTGCCGCTGTAACGCCATTGCGGGTCATCTATAAGCTGTATAACAACCTGATAAACGCCTTTTTGCTTGGCAGTCATTGCACCGGCAACCATGCCAGCACCACCAAACAAAGCACCGCCGACCATGCCGCGCATAACGCCGGAAGCCATAGATGTTTTGTGAGTTTCATCTACCACAGAGTAACCGGCAACAGTACGGCTGTTTAGTTCAAGTGCTGATAGACCACCAACGTCCATAGAGACTTTGCCAAATGAAACAGACACCTTTTTGCACATAAAATCACCGGCGATTACTGCATTTTTTGCTTTTGCCATAAAAAACACCTCCTATTGCTTAGAATACAGCAGATAAAGCAGAAATTCAAGAAGGGAGTGATAGATTGGACGTTTTTAACTTATATGCAAAATTAAGTCTGAACACAGACGACTATGAAAAAGGCGTTGAAAAGGCAAAAGGCGGCGCATCATCTTTGATGGACGTGTTCAGCGGTACGCTGCTTGGCAATGTCGTTTCAGACGGTTTGCGGACCGTAGCCAATGGGATTACGGAAATCGGGAAAACCGCTGCGAACATGGCCGTGTCGATTGGCAAGGCATCGCTTGACAGCTATGCGGACTATGAGCAGCTTGTAGGCGGCGTAGAAACGCTGTACAAAGATAGTGCGGGAATCATAGAGAGCTACGCAAAAGACGCATACAAGAATGTAGGTCTTTCAGCAAATGATTACATGGAAACATCCACATCGTTTGCGGCTGCTCTGGTTTCAAGTTTGGGCGGTGACACAGGAAAAGCCGCTGAAATGGCAAATACTGCAATTTCGGATATGTCCGATAACGCGAACAAGATGGGCACCAATATGCAGTCCATACAGGATGCATATAACGGATTTGCGAAGCAAAACTATACTATGCTCGACAATCTTAAGATCGGGTACGGCGGCACGCAAGCTGAGATGAAGCGGCTTATCAAAGAAGCTGCTGCTATGACGGACACGCAGAAAGAGCTTGGCGTAACGGTCGATTCCAACAGTATGTCCTATGCGAACATTGTACAAGCGATTCATGTCGTGCAGGCCAACATGGGCATCATGGGAACGACCAGTAAGGAAGCTGCAACTACAATTCAAGGCAGTACAGCGTCGATGAAGAGCGCTTGGGAAAATCTTTTGATCGGAATTGCAGACCCGGAGCAAGACTTTCAAGCCTTGGTGGACAACCTTGTTGACAGCGTTATTACGGCTGGCAATAACATTATACCGCGCATCAAAGAGATTGTTCCTACTCTAATTGATGGCTTAAGCGAACTGGTCACACAGCTTGCGCCTTATGTAAGCGGCGTGATTATGGAGCTGGAACCGACTATTGAAGAGGGCTTGCAGGCACTTTTCGGCGGGTTAAGCAGCGTAGCAAGCGAATTGCAGCCCATTGTTGCTGATGTGTTTTCTTTTTTTGGCGATGCAATTATTTCCGGGCTGACAAGCGCGATTGAAAACTCTGACTTTTCGTTCCTGCTTGACATTTTTGACAATGTTAAAACAGCAGTTGAAGAAGTCGTGCCTGTAATTGAAGAAATTGCCCCCGCGCTTGTGACGGTTGGTGCAGCTGTAAAAGGCTGGCAAATCGGGACGAAAATTCAAAAGATGGTAACGGCTTTTGACGAAGCCAAGGTTGCTGTTTCTTTGTTCAGCATGGGACTTTCTGACACGGAAATTGCACAGGGTGCGCTCAATGGCACATTAAAGGCATCCGAAGTTCTTGCCGGATTGCTTACAGGGAAGATTTCCCTTATGACGTTGGCACAGGCGGCAGCGGCAAAAGCGCAAGCCGCTTTTAATGCGGTTTTGGCAGCAAACCCAATTACACTGGTTGTGGTTGCAATTGGCGCACTGGTTGGCATTTTGGCTGTTCTGTATGCGAAAAACGAAGATTTCAGAAATTCTGTAAATGGCGTTATTGAAAACATCTGGGCAAAAATCCAAGAGTTTGTAGCATGGGTGCAGCCTTATGTTGAAGCGGCTATGCAGGTTATTGGGCAGGTTGTTACGCAGGTCATTACAGATTTGACCCCAGTTATACAGAGCATCGGTGAAGCGTTCAGCGCTGCATGGAGCCTTGTACAGACTGTATGGGCATGGGCAAGCGCATTCTTTCAGGCTATCTTCCAGTCAATTGTGGTCATCTTTACGCCGTTTGCACCGATTATCAGCGGATTCTTTCAGGGCGCGTGGATTATCATTCAAAGCATCTGGAATGTTGCGGTAAGCTTTTTCCAGACTGTGTTTGATTTGATTACCGGCGTGTTTTCTACGATTGACGCTGTGTTGTCTGGTGACTTTCAGAGCGCGTGGGAGTCGATTCAGGGCATCTTTGAAGGTGTGTTTGGCTTTTTCTCTACTGTCGGCCAAAACGCTGTAGAGGGCATCAAGGGTGGCATTGCGGCTGTTTGGGACGGTCTTGTCAGCTTCGTGCAGGGCTTGTGGGATGGCATCAAGAGTATTTTTGTCATCAATGCAAGTGATGTGAAAAACAACACGGGGTCTGACGGTAGCCACGCAGGCGGCATGGATTATGTCCCCTATAACAACTACATTGCCAACCTGCATCGCGGCGAGATGGTGCTGACTGCCGATGAAGCGGACAGTTACAGACGCGGTAAGGGCAGCGGCAACAGTTTTACCCTGACGCAAAATATTTACGCGGCAAAGCAGACACCGGTTGAACTGGCAGCAAGCACAGCGGCGTATTTCCAGCGGGCGAGGTGGGCGTTATGAGTTTTTTAAGCAAGACTTTCAAGTACGTCAACTTGCTGGGGCAGTCTATCGTGTTTGACTACGCGCATGGTTATCTTATCAGCAAGCCGGATGGCATTGATACAATTTCTGTCACTGCCAACACGGCGCAGGGCATCGGTCAAGTAGGTGCTACTGTGCAATCTAAGGCCATTCAGACGCGGCCTATTACCATCAATGGTAAAGTTATCGGCGACAATGCACAAGCGCTGAAAGATGCGCTTATGACTGTTGTACGACCTGACCTGACCGGGGTGTTATATGCCGGAGACTGGCACATAGACGTTATTGTAACGGCATCGCCTACCATTGGCGCATCAAAACGCGGTGCGCCGTTTCAACTTGGCCTGCTTGCCCCCTACCCGTATTGGGAAAGCGGCGAACGAAAGGCAATGCAGCTGCGCGGCGTGCAAAAAGGTTTTAAATTCCCATGGAATATTAGCAAAACGTATTATTTTGGCAAAGTCATTGTGCTAAAATACATTGTTTTGCAGAATTTTGGGCAATTTGATGTGCCTTTTAGGCTGGAAATCAATTGCGTCGGCGAGACGGCAGCAAACGTAGGCATTGAAAACATGCTGACAGGTGAAGTGCTGCGGCTGGAAAAAACGCTTGTGGAAGATGAGCGTGTTGTTATCAAGACATCGCACGGAAAGACAACGGTCACAAGCTCTAAGGACGGTGACTGTCGAGGTGCGCTGACGCTTGAAAGTACACTGTATAGAATTCATACGGGCGATAATGCGTGGAAACCTACTGCGGACAGTGGGCTTGAAAACGTTGAAATGAGCGTTTCGTTTGCGGAAGAAAGTGCGGGTGTAACGGTAATATGAGATTAGAGCTGTTCTCCCATGACCTTAGTAACCGACACGAAATCACGCACGCTATCAGCAGCGAGTTCAGCGACTACTATAACGATGTGGGAAAATTTACGGTAGTTTTGCCGATGGATGATTACAACATCGGGATAGTGGAGCTGGATGCTGTTTTGTACATTGTAGAGCGAAGACTTGCGTATACGGTGGAAGAAATACAGTTCGATTGTGATAATAGCGAAATCACGTTGAACGGGTACAGTCTGAACAATAAGCTAAACCGGCGTGTTATTGCGGCAACTTCCAGCATTGCCAACGTGGAAACGGATGTATACAGCGTTATTACTGCCAATCTGCGCGGGCTTCCTATACTGCTGGCAGAGAAAAAAGGCTTGACAGAAACCGTGACGGCAACAGAGGTGTACGGGGATGAACTGTTAAACTGCATACAACCGATTTTGACAGATGCCGGGATTGGGAACCGGATGGTTTTGGACTACAGAGCCAAGACGGAAACGTTTGAATTGTATAAGGGTGTTGACCGCACAAAGGGATTAGACGCCGTGCTGTTTGTGCAGGAACGCGGAACAGCGCCCGGGCTGATAGTTGACAAGGACATTTCTGAATACAAAAATGTGTGCTACTGTGAAGCGCAGTACAAAGACGGTACAAAGTTTGTGGTGCAGGCTGGCACGGCCAGCGATTCGGAACGGCGCGAACTGTGGGCGAGCTTCAGCGGAGATAGCCAGCAGGATGGCGAGACAAACGCTGCGTTTCAGACGCGCGTTAAGCAGTATGCGGCGTTGCAGCTAGGCAGCCATTTGAATCGAAACGGATTTGACATTGGCGCAGACGGTGACGAGCTTGGCACGGCATACAATGTTGGCGATTTGGTTTGGTGCGTTTCTTTGCGGCTGGGTGTAAAGTACAAGGCAAGAATCACGGCAGCAAAGTATTCACAGGATGCAAACGGATCAAGCGTCAAGCTGGTTATTGGTGACCCGATTTTAACAGTTTTGAGGTGATAAAGTGGCAGAAATCAAAAATTTTCCGAATAACGTGGATGAATACATCGGAGCCGAAAATGTTATGAAATGGCTGCATGGGCGTTCCAGCGGCGTTTTTGGCGCAGATGGCAATTTAAGTGTTACCGCAAACGGCGATATGACGGTAAGCGTTTCAGATGGTGTGGGCTGGCTGGCGAACGACAAAGCGGACGGCACAGTTTTTTGGAATGATACAAAAGAACAGACTGGAAGCGAGTTGCAGCTGACAATCCCGTTGCCAGATGCCATTTTGCCACGTATTGACAGGATTGTTGTTAGCTGGGACACTGTGTATTATGCGGAAAAGCCGCGTATTGAAGTGCTAAAAGGAACGCCGAATAATGCACCTACCGCCACGGAACTTACAAACAACACTTTAAAACGGCAAATTTCTCTTGCGCGTATTTACGTTGCAGCAGCTGTAAGCAGCATTTCTGCGGATAGCATCACGGACGAACGGCTTGACCCCGATGTGTGTGGGCTTGTTACGGACTGGGTTAGCGTTGATACTACTACCATTCAGGCGCAGTTTTCCGCATTGCTTGAAAAGGTAAAGACCGAGCTGGCTCAACTGCACGGTGGCACAGCAATGATGACCAAGGCACAGTATGACCCGTCTGGTGGCGGGTTAAATGTCTGCGTGCAGGAATATGAGTGCAGCAAGAGCGGCAGCGTGTATGCGCTGACGGGAGAAGGCGCGGTGGGGCGGTTTAAAGTCCCCGCCGCGTGGAGTGCGGGCGATACGTGGACAGTCAACGGTGTGGCCGTGCCTGCGTATTGCGGCGCGGATGCGGCGGACGGTGACTGTGTGGCTGCCGGGCGCTGGATCACGTTTGTATACGACGGCACGCGGCTGGATTTTAACGGCGGCGGTGGATTAAGCGCATCCAAGCTGGCACAGGCCACCGCCGCAGATACTGATGTGCTGACCGGAAAGAAATACTACGCAGGCGGTAAAACCATCAAAGAAGGAAAAATGCCGAACCGAGGCAGCTGGGGGGCAACGCTCTCCCCCGGCGGCGTGGCAACCGTCCCCTCCGGCTACCATAATGGGAGCGGATTAGTTGCCGCTGTGAGTCTGAAAACGGTGACAATCACCATGTACACTTCACATGGTGACTGGACATACACGTTGCCCAGCGGCACATTGGTCGGCGTTTCTAACATAGCCGCTTCTGGAGATAGTCCCGAGATAGCAAGTCTAACAATTTCGGGTAACACTGTGCGCGTTACATGGAACGACAACGGAGTGATCAACCGCCAGATTACATTGATTTATTACTAAAAGGAGAGAGCCAATCGTAATCAACACCGAGAAACTGTTGTACTGTTAAGGAGGTAGGGCATGGTACATACTTTGAGACTTGACAACTACTCCCCCACCCCGCGAAAGCTGGTGCTGGGGACTAATTCCAGCTTTGGCACGGAGAGTATCAAGATTGAGCGCGGGGCCGGGTGGGACGGGCTGAATCTCACCGCAACGTGGCACATCCCCGGGCGGGAAGAGCCGCTGCGCGTGGCTCTGCTGGATGGGGATGCCATGGACGTGCCGCCCGAGGTGACGAAGGAGGCCAAGGATGGCGTGCTTGTGCTGGCCGGGCTGGCCTCCGGCGTGCAGCGGGCAAGTTGTAACGTGGAGTATCTTATCCTTGAGCAAGCGGGCGTATACGGCGGCGCGGATGCAGAGCCGACGCCCGAGCTGGCGGCGCAGGTGCTGCAGGCGGTGCAGGATGCCCGGGAAGCGGCAAAGGACGCCGATCAGCGCGCCACGAACGCGGAGGACGTCGCCAACAGCGTGAGGGAGGACGCCGACAACGGGAAGTTTATCGGCCCAGTCGGCCCGCAGGGGCCTGTTGGGCCGCAAGGCGCGCAGGGTATCCAGGGCGAGAAGGGCGACACCGGAGAGCGCGGCCCCCAAGGTGAGCAGGGCGTTCAGGGTGTACAAGGCGAGAAGGGCGATACCGGCACGCAGGGGCCTGTTGGCGAAACTGGCCCGGTTGGCCCCAAGGGTGATACTGGCCCGCAGGGTGAGCGCGGTGAGCAGGGGCCGCAGGGAGAGATTGGCCCGGAGGGGCCTGCCGGAAAGGACGGCGTACAGATTGATGATGCGGCGGTGAGCGAGGACACGCCGTGGAGCAGCAAGCACATCATTGACATGCTTTGCCCGCCGCTGGAAGAAAGCGGCAACCCTGTTGTGTGCTACCCTGTGGCGGGATACGCGCTGGGCGTAAAGGCCAGCTGGGAACCCGTGCAGGAAGGCAGCGGAACGCCGTATCCGGCAGGTGGCGGGAAGAACCTCTGGGGTGACCTGATTCAAAACACTTTTGTATCACAACAGGGGTTTTCTTCTGGATATTCCGGTGCAAAGACGACTGGAAAAATCCCATGCTCTGAAGGTGATGATTACACACTTTCATGTGCGACTTCTTTTGCCCCTGCGCCTGGAAACATCGGTGTGCTTGCGTACTTTGATGCATCGGATACAATTCTTACGAGAGTGGCCAACACATATCAGCGCGCATTTACATTGAAGGCTCCGGCTAATGCAGCATATTTGCGGGCAAGCTGTTACAAAGAGACGGATGTGGATAATGTGCAGCTCGAAAAGGGCTCCACTGCAACAGCCTATGCACCCTACGCAAACATCCGTCCCATCAAGGGCAGGGACAGCGTGACGGTAGAAAGGTGCGGGGAGAATCTGCTGAATATAAAACTGGTAAACGAAATTGTTGGTAGACCAACAATAAAAAACGACAATGGTTGGTTGCAAGTTGATGGTGAATTACAAGGTGGCAACCTGTGGCTTGCAATAGGTTACGTCTTGCGGCCTGGTACATATTGTGCGTATTTGTTCGGTGGAGACAGTATGCAGGACAACGGCGTTTTGTGGATTTATGGCGACGTACAAGCGCTGATGGAACCTAAACGACGACAAGCAATTCTCACTGTAAAGAATACGAGCAAAATTAATGCGTATCTGCATGTTAATAAGCCTTTTACGCTCACAACAAAATTCGCAGTTGCGATTGTCTCTGGCTCCACCGCTCCCACCACCTACACATCATATATCGGTCAAACCAACACCCTGACCCTGCCGGAAACCGTGTATGAAGGTGAGGTGGACGCGGTAAACGGTGAGGGACAAGAGACATGGAAAATGCTGACGCTGGACGGGACAACCAACAAGTTTACACAGAGTGATAGATTTTGGAGGATGCAATCCAATACAGCACCTTGTGTAGTAAATGGCTATGCTACAATGTGTAGTCATTTTCCTGCTAATACTTTTGGTGGGAATCAGACAGGAAATTATATTTTCACAAGAGCGGATATTATGAGCCGTTATTTTCCAGATGTTAATGCCTTAAACACCTACATTGCCGCGCAGTACGCGGCGGGAACCCCTGTGCAAATTTGCTACAAGCTGGCAGAGCCTGTTTCCTTCACAGCCACAGGCGCACAGCCCATCCCTGCGCTTGCAGGAGCGAACACCGTGCTGACCGACGCCGACAGAGCGACTGTGACGGGACGCGCTGACCCCATTAAACGGATTACCGATTTGGAAGATGCAACTGCATCTCAAACATGAAAGGAGAAATCACTATGGCTATCAAGAGTAAAGCACGGCACGATTTAACATTGCGCAGTATTAAGCGAGAGATTGCAGCAGGACGCGATGTTGCATTTTGGCTTGATAAAGCCTACACGCACTACGACAACGGCCTGCTGACCGAAGAGGACATTGCCGAGGTGGAGACGCTTGCGCAGGCGTATTATGATGCGGTGGATGAGAGAGAGCGCGCAGACGAGGTTACGGAGACGCCGGATGTGCCGGAGGTTGACGGCGCTAAAAATACCACCGACGAATGATAGGAAGTGATACCATGATTTTCAGTGGGAGAAATCTCGTGAAGTACCCGTACAGCTGCTACGGTTACACGCGCGGCGGCGGAAAGACCTGGCACGGCGGCATTGATGTTTGCGGTATGGATGACGACAAAATCCGTATGCCCGGCTACAACGGCAAGAGCATTGCAGGAACCGTCGTTACAGCCCGCATCGTGACGAACAAGAGCAACAAGACATGGGAATGGGGCTATTATATCTGCGTGAAGCTGGACGCAAACCAGACCCCGGATGCAGTGAACTACCTGTATTTTTGCCACTGCTCCAAGTTGCTTGCAAGCGTAGGGCAGAAAGTAAAGACCGGCGATGTGCTGGCGGTTGTCGGGCAGACCGGCAACGCCGCAGGCACATGGACGCACTGCCACTTTGAAGTGCGAGCAACTGCCACGAGCAAGGGCCTTGACCCGACTGCGTATGCAGGCATACCCAACAAGGCGGGCACATACGGTGGCCAGCCTGTGCAGACAAGCGGCGAGGAAGTGCTGATTGATGTGTCCCACCATCAGGGCACTATCGACTGGGCAAAGGTTCCCTACCGCGCCATTATTCGCATCGGATATCGCGGCTACGGCAGCGGGAAGTTGATGAAAGACGAGCAGTACGATGCCAACCTTGCCGGGGCTAAAGCAAGTGGAAAGCTGTTCGGCTTTTATTTCTTATCGCAGGCCATCACGGTGGACGAAGCCCGCGAGGAGGCAGACTTCTGCGCAAGCCTTGCCCCGACAGGCTATCCCTTGTTCTTCGACAGCGAATGGGGACACACAACCAAGACCGGCGTTCACGATGGCCGCGCCGACAACCTGACGAAAGACCAGCGCACGGCAATCGCAATGGCATTTTGCGAAAAGGCCAAAGCGCACGGATTCGCGGCAGGAATTTACACCTTCACGGCGTTCGCAGGCGCAAACATCGACTACGCCTACCTGTGTGAAGATTACATCGGATGGCTGGCCGACACGCGCACGAACTACGACAAGACGCTGCCGCGATACATCCACCAGTACAGCCAGACCGCAAAGGGCGACGTGCCGGGCATCACTGCCGTGGTTGATTTGAATCATCTGGTCAAGGCCCTGCCTGCGGTGGACAAGCCTGAAAGGAAGCTACAAGTGATTACCATCGGGCCGGTGAGCCAGGGAGATGCGGATGCAATTTACCTGCTGTGCAAGGAACGCGGCCTGACGGATGCCGGACTGTATAAAAGCGAATGGGCCTGACGCCCGGAATGGAAGTGAAGGATGACAGATTGGGATATCGTCAAGGACATTGTTGTACTTGCTGGACTGATTATAACGGTCACGACGCCGCTGTTGAAGTTGAATACAAGTATCACGCAGCTGAAAGCGCTGCTTGACAGCGTGGCCAAGCAAGTGCAGGAAAACGACAAGAGCAACAGTGCGAGCCATAAACGGTTGTGGGAGCACAACGAAGAACAAGATGAAACGCTGCAACGGCATGAGCAGCGTTTGCACGATTTGGACGGAAAGTGAGGTACAGCTCTATGGGTGATTTTATCAAGAACATTGCAGCGCTTTTCAAGGTCAAGACCATTGTGACGCTGGTTGTCGTTGCAGTGTTTGCGGCATTGGCGCTGCGGGAGAAATTACAGCCTGACACGGTCATGACCATTGTGACGATGGTTGTGGCCTTTTATTTTGGCACGCAGACAGAAAGCAAGAACAAGAAGGATGAGTAATCATGCCAAAGTTTGATTTTGTCGGTGGTTTGCTGACCGATGAAGAAACGGATGTTTTGCAGCTTCGGCGGCGCGGCTGGCGCAATGCTGATATTGCGGCAGAACTGAATTGTAGCGAGCGCACGGTAAAACGGCGCGTTCGCAGCATCAAAAACAAAATAGGCTAATTTAAAGGGCGCGGCTGCTTTTGTGGCCGCGCCTTTTTTATTTTGTCCCAAAGACGGCACAATGTTGGCACTTCGGTGGCCCACAGTGTGCCGTTTTTTTGTGTACAATTAAGATAAAAGGAGCGGTTCGGATGGCATACAAGCAAATCAACCTAAACCCGGAACAAAAGCGCGTCGGCGATTGTACCGTCAGAGCCATTGCAGCCGCAACGCATCAATCGTGGGCGGCTGTATATGCGGCGCTGGTTCTGGCAGGATTTGAACTGCATGATATGCCGTCTGCAAACTATGTCTGGGGCAGTTATCTGCGACGATGTGGTTGGAAGCGCTACACGTTGCCAAACAGCTGCCCGGATTGTTACACAGTGGCGCAGTTTGCAAAAGACCACTCGGACGGCACATATATTTTGGCAATGGCTACGCATGTTGTGTGCGTGCAAAATGGGGACTGGCTGGATACATGGGACAGCGGCGATGAAGTGCCGCTGTACTACTGGCAGAAAGGATGATTGACTATGGCGTTTGGCGTACCGTATCAGCCCGGCTATATGCCGAACTATTATCCAATGGGGCAGCAGATGCCGTCTGCCATGCCCGATCAACTCGCACAGCTCCGACAGGCAGCGTATCCGCAGCAACAGCCCGCGCAGCAAAGTTCGCCTATTATCTGGGTGCAGGGCGAAGAGGGCGCCAAAGCGTATATGGTGGCGGCGGGGAATAGTGTGCTGCTGATGGACAGCGAAAACAGTACATTTTACATTAAGTCCACCGATGCCAGCGGTATGCCGCAGCCATTGCGCGTTTTTGACTACTCGGAACGCACGGCAAGCCAGAAACAGCCCGCACAGACCGCGCAAAAACCTAAAGAGGAATATGTCACACGGCAAGAGTTCAACGCGTTGACAGCCCGCTTTGACGCGCTGGCGGCAGATAAACCTTTAACGCGCAAGAAAAAGGAGGCAGACAATGAGCAACCCTCTGTTTAACGCTCTTGGCGGCGGCAAAATGCCGGGCGCAATGGGACAATTCCAGCAAATGATGCAGCAGTTTCAGCAGTTCCGCAATAACTTTCAGGGCGACCCCAAACAAGAGGTGGAAAAGCTGCTGCAATCCGGCAAGATGAGCCAGCAGCAGCTAAACCAGCTGCAAGCGATGGCGCAGCAGTTTCAGAGCTTTTTACAATAGGTTCAAACCGTGCGCACGGTGAACAATACATTCAACTTTTGAAAGGAGTTAAACATGAGTCTTTCTTCGGACGGCACTGTTATGACAATGCCTGTTCAGCCCGCGAATACGAGCAATAACAACGGCTGGGGCTTTGGCGGCGATGGTTTGCTGTATATTATTATTCTCTTCCTCTTCGTTTTCTGCGGCTGGGGCGGTAACTGGGGCAACAACGGATTTGGCAGCGGTAATGGTGCTGGCGCTGTCGATGGTTACATCCTCACCAGCGACTTTGCCAACATCGAACGCAAAATCGATGTCGTGAACAACGGCCTGTGTGACGGATTCTATGCTCAGGCACAGCTTGTCAACGGTGTGCAGAACGCTATGCAGCAGGGCTTTATGAGCGCCGAAATCAGCCGCGCAAACCAGCAGGCCGCATTTATGCAGCAGCTTTTTGCCATGCAGATGCAGCAGGCCAATTGCTGCTGCGAGACCCGCGAGGCTATCCAGGGCGTAAACTACAACCTTGCTACGCAGGCTTGCGACACGCGCCAGACCATTCAGAACGGCACGCGGGACATCATCGAAAACCAGAACGCGAACGCCCGCGCTGTGCTTGACGCACTGACGGCGCAGCGCATTGAGGCTAAAGATGCCAAGATTGCCGAGCAGAACCAGCAGCTTTTTGCCGCACAGCTTGCCGCAAGTCAGGCTGCGCAGAATGAAACGCTGAAAGCCTATATGAGCGGGCAGCTTGCTTACTACAACCCCCGCCCTGTTCCGGCTTTCCCTGTTCCCGCACCGTATCAGTACGGGAATTGCGGCGGCTGCAACGGCTGCGGATGCTAAAAATGAATACGGCAACTTGTCGGAACATCTGACATGTTCGGCCCCGTGCCGATAGTGCAAAATGTGGCGGGGCA